GCAAGAACGTTGTCATGCGTGGCTGCAAGACAGGACCCTTTTACCGCATTCGCGTCCCTTGGCCAAGAACCATTCCCTGTGCTATATATTATGTCAGATGGCTCCTGTACGGCGAAACAGGCTTACAGCATCTTTGTCTCAGGCCACAGATACAATGAACTAGCCTAGCAGAGTGGCTTCTGCACCAACGATTTTTCTGGCACTGACTGGCCGCTTCGGCCCGACCCTTAGAAAACCGAAGCAAAGGAAATCGTCCGTAACGCTTAACCAGCGTCGGGCGATCGTTTTTTTGCTCCGACGCCTTCCAGTTTTTGAGGAGGGCTACACAGTGACCAAACGTCAAGACGAATACGAACAAGCCCGCCATATGGCGCAAATGCGCGGCGGTGAGCCAGAGGACTGGCTTGACAAGAAATATCAGTACAAGAAAACCAACGGCAAATGGACCTATGGCAATGGTGAAGCCCGAATCGGCAACGTCATTGCTGAATATATGTATCAGGATGCCCATCGCGAACCGTATCTGCAAGTCCAGCGGACGGACACCAAGCAATTCCCGCAATCACATTGGGATGGCAAGCGCTGGTGTTGGGGCAAGCCGAAGGGTCCAAAAATTCCCTACTATCTGCCGGACCTAATTGAAGCTACCGCGGAAACTCCGATCTACATCTGCGAAGGTGAAAAGGACGCGGACAGTCTAACCGATATTAATTTGCTCGCGACCTGCGCCAGTGAGGGCGCTGGTAAATGGACCAAGGATCTTAATCGCTGGTTTGAGGGGAAGCAGTGCGTCTACATCATGGAGGACAACGACAGTGATGGCCGCAGGCACGCGCGGCAGGTTGCCCACAATCTGAAAAGCATCGTCAACGAAGTCCGCATCGTTGCGTTGCCGGACTTGCCGGAGCATGGCGACGTCACCGACTGGCTTGCGGCAGGCAACACCAACACCAGAGAAAGGCTGATTGAGCTTTGCGCCGCCACGCCGCTTTATGTTGGGCCGCTTGACAGGGTAGCAGCCTCAGATTCGCTACCGCTTGCCGTCACGATGGATGACTTTGTCGCCCACATGCCTTCGCATAAATATATATTCATTCCGACGCGGGAGATGTGGCCGGCGACAAGCGTCAATAGTCGCGTGGCTCCAGTGCCAATCCCTAACCATGACGAGGATGAAAAGCAAAAGGTCATCCCCGCCAATGCGTGGCTTGATCAACACAAACCAGTTGAGCAAATGACATGGGCACCCGGCGAGCCTATGGAAATCAAAGACCGCTTAGTTTCTGAAGGCGGCTGGTTTGAGCGTCCCGGTGCAACGTGCTTCAACTTGTATCGGCCACCGACCATCGTCCATGGTGACCCGAATGACGTCGCCATGTGGCTTGATCATATCAAAAAGGTTTATCCCAGCGAGGTTGGGCACATTGTCAACTATTGCGCCCACCGGGTGCAGCGCCCGCAGGACAAGATCAATCACGCACTGTTCCTCGGTGGTGAACAGGGTATCGGTAAAGACACTATTCTTGAGCCGGTAAAGTACGCTGTCGGTCCTTGGAATTTTATAGAAGTAACGCCGCAAGGCATGACCGGACAATTCAACGGTTATCTTAAGTCCGTCATCCTGCGGATTAGCGAGGCGCGGGACCTTGGTGAGGTCAATCGCTACTCATTCTATGAGCACATGAAAACCTATACCGCGTCACCGCCTGACGTGCATCGTGTCAATGAGAAAAATCTGAAAGAGCACTACATTCTGAATTGTAATGGGACCATCATTACCTCCAATTACAAGATCAATGGCATCTATCTGCCTCCTGACGATCGGAGGACTTATGTGGCATGGTCCGACTCCAAGAGGGACGACTTCACGCAGGACTACTGGGACGCGCTCTATGCGTGGTTTGCGACGGGCGGCGCGTGCAACGTTGCCGCGTATCTCGCTACGTTGGACATCACTTCGTTCAATGCCAAGGCGCCACCGCCAAAGACTGAAGCATTCTGGGCCATCGTCAATTCGAATATGCCTCCAGAGGACGGTGAATTGGCTGACTTGCTGGACCACTTGGGTAGACCCAAGGCCTTCGCGCTTGGGCAACTCCTGAATGTGTCCGAGTTCGCAGAAATAGGTACTTGGCTGTCGGATCGCAAAAACAATCGAACGGTCCCGCATAAACTCGAAAACTGCGATTACACCCACATCCGCAACAGCGCGCGGAAGGATGGACGCTGGATCATCAATAAAAGGCGTCAGGTGGTTTACGCCAGACGCGATCTAACCGTAGCTGAGCAGCACTCCGCCGCCGCTGAGCTTGTTGTTGCTGCGGCGACAAGGCCGACACGATGACCGATAACGTGGCCTGACCCGGCCTCGGGTAGCCTCGGTTTTCCATTTGCAGAATAAAATGCACCGAGAACCAATTTGGGACCATCGGAGCAGTGCCAAAACGCTGCAAATGGAAAACCGAGGCTACCGAGGCTTTCATGGCTTTCGGGGCTCGTAGGCCTCTTTTTGCCATCGCCGCCGGAACGCTGCCTTTCTGGTTCTTTAATACCTAAGCGGCCTCGGTAGCCTCGGTAGCCTCGGTTTTCCATTTGCAACGTGATGGCTTCCTAAGTGCACCAATAATGGCCCCGCCCAGCGCTGGCCGAAGGCACTGGCACCTTGCCACCGGCTGCCCCATGCCACGCACCCAAGGCCGATTCTGACGATCCTGGCCGATGGGGGCGCGCTCCCTTAACCTGCGGCCTATGTCCAGTGCCGCCCAACGCCAGCGCAGCTACCGCCGCCGCCGCACCGCTGGCAGGTCCGTGAGATTTGTCGAAACCGACGACGTCATCTTGGCCGCTGCGCTGGTTGAGGAAAAGTTGCTGACGGAAGCGGAAGCGGAAAGCAGCGAAAACCTAAATCGCGGTTTGGCGAAAATTGTCGCTGCATGGCTGGCGCGTTACGCATAACGACATTGAGATTTTGCCTATGGCATGATGGCCCTCATCTACTGATTATTTGAGGATTACCAAATGCAATATTTCAGTCCAATTGCTGAGGCCGGAAGAGCCGAGCGCGCATACAGAGCTCAAGCGTTTACAAATTTTATCGCCTGCGTGATGGACGCCAAGCCGCCGGGCGACTGGCTTCATGGGGCGAAGAAATTTGAAGCGAAATTTCCCAAGGCCGCGCAACTCGATTTAGTCCGGAAGTCCACTGTCGGTTTCGGTACAACGCTAGACAGCACCTTTGCTGCGCCGCTTGCGCCGATCCAACAATTCGCGGCGGGCTTCATCGACTATCTGCGACCGCTGACCATCCTTGGCAAGATGCAGGGCCTTCGGTCGATGCCGTTTAATACCCAAGTCGGTCGAGCGGCTACAGGCGCAGTCGTCAGCTGGACTGGCCAAGGTGTCGCCGCCGTCGCGACGACAATGTCTAGCGATAGCATCACTATGAAAATCGCGAAGGTGTCCGGCCTGATCGTGCTCACAAAAGAAGTTGTTAAGTTGGGCTCTCCTTCAGCGCAGCAGGTGGTGCGAGATGACCTCGCCGCCGCCGTTGCACAATTCATTGATCAGCAGTTTCTCGATCCCTCAGTTGCCGAGGTCACTGACATTTCGCCCGCGAGTATCACCAATGGTGCTCCGGTAGTCGCGAGCACCGGCGCTACACTCTCCGCAATCAGTACGGACCTCGCCGCATTGCTCGCGCAGATCACCACGAACTTTGCAAACGTGTATCTGATCATGCGGCCTTCGACCGCACTTGGTCTCTCCAAGCTTTCGTCGGGAAGTGGCGGAGCAGCTTTTCCAAATCTCGGCGCGTATGGCGGAAGCATTTGGGGCATTCCGGTATTGACGACAACTAACGCGGCGCTAGGCACCGACAGCCCGGGCAATCATCTGATAATTGCTATCGATGCTTCGGAAATATTTTTGGCCGATGGCGGCATCGAATTCGACGCATCAGAAAATGCGCTGGTCGAGATGCAAACAAGTCCAGACAGTCCGAGGACTGCTTCGACCATTTTGGTCAGCCTATACCAGGAGAACTTGGTCGCTGTTCTGGTCCGCCGCGTGATCCGATGGCAGCGTAGGCGTGAAGGGTCGGTCGCAGTTTTGACCGGTGTTTCGTTCTAAACAGGAGGGCCTCGCTAATGACTGAAAACGAAAACACTATCGCGTTAATGCAGGCGATCTCTAAACCGATAGCGGAGCACGTCGAAGCTGCAATGCATCCTCTCAATGCGCGCATAACCGCGCTGGGCGAGGTTGTCGTTGAACTAACCAAGCGCATTCGCGAATTGGAGAAGCAACTATGATCACGATGCAGCAGGCGCGCTTCTGTTTGGACGCGCAATTACTAGAGCGCGGCAAAACTTTTGCCGATGTAGACGACTGGATTGTGGACCTTTGCGAGGCTGGCGACACCGTGATTGTTTACGCCGACATTGGAGGTGCAACACTCGTATCCAGTTTCGCCTGGCCGAAAGGTGAGCGCTTCAATTGGAGAGCGGTCACGATGGCATTCGTTCACAATAAGGAGACGGTGCACTGATGCCGACCGGCACAATCAAAAAGTGGGATGACGAGAGAGCCTTTGGTTTCATCGCAAGCGATCTTGGCTTCGATGTTTTCATGCACGCGAAGTTTGTCAAGTTCGGCTTTGTCCCAAAGGTTGGCGAGCGCGTGGAGTTCGAAATTGTTACCGACGAGCGCAACGCAAGAGGCCGAGCCGACAACGTTAGGCCAGCTGATGTTGACGAGAAGGAAAAGGAAGAATGGTTGGCGGAGCATCGAGGTCGATACCCCGGGGGGACTGACTGACTTGAATAGACGTCTCTTTAAAAAACCGGGGGCGAACCAAAACTTACGAAAAACCAGAAACCGATGAAAAATCTCATGGAATTAAACCAATGATAAACGGCCGCAAACCCACACCTGTCCACCTGCGCCTCATTACTGGAAGGCACCGCAACACTCGTCATGGTTCAGAAGAAGCCGCGCGCAGGGCTGTGCAACGTGCAAGCAAAGCATTTGGCAAGCTTGCCATGCCGCGACACTTCGAAGGCCACGCCCGCGAGGCTTGGCAAGCTTACATCGTGCCTGCCGGTTGGTTGGATAAATCCCGCGAGCCGTGCGCGATTTTGCTTTGTGAGTTGTGGGCCGAATATAGAGCCGCGCCAAGAGCGTTTAAGAAGCACAAAAGCTTAACGGCCTACATGGGTTTGCTAGGGCTGACTGACGAGCGCAATCGCGGTCCAAATATTGAAGAAGACGAGCCTGATGAGCATTTCGACTGAAGGCATGATCACCACCTGGACTGCCTTGCAAGCGGCCATTGCCGCGCAGCCTGCGGCGACGTGCTGCGTCTACTGGTTATATAACGACACCTGCGATGGGCCAGAGAACTCTGGTTATGTGGGGATAACTTCGCGTCCAAAAAAGCGGATGCGCGGGCATCGTACTAATAAAAAATATCGCAACGAACACATCCATTCCGATTTTGAACGGTTCATTTTATTCAGGGGCACGCGCGCGGAGTGCAGCGCAATTGAAAATCAACTAAGGCCACAACCGGGCATTGGATGGAATAAAAAAGAAGGTGGCGCTACTGGACGAGAGAGGTATCCTGCCTCATCGCGTGCAAAGATCAGCGCGAGCAATAAAGGAAAAATTCGCTCTGAAGCTACGCGTGCTGAAATAAGTGCGCGCTTGAAAGGGAAGCCTCGTCAAAAATACAAAATGAAACATCCTGCTATACGCAACCCAATTGTTCGTTTAGGCGCAAGTGCGACACTTAAAAGAAATTGGGCTCACCCAATCTACCGCGAAAAACAAATAGCTGCCCTGAAAAATCGCCATCGTCCCGGCCCGACTGGCCTTTACCGCATCTTCAATAGCAACGGTCTGCTTTTGAAGATGGCAATTAGCCCACGCGCAAATGATAAACTTGCGCATTACAAACGAAAGCATTCTTGGTGGTGTCCGCAGTCGGCAACTATCTCTATTGAGCAATATCCAACCCGTGCCGAAGCTGAAGCAGCGCTAAAGCTTGCTCTAGAAATAGAGCAGCCTGTTCGGCGCACCATGAATTATCGAAAATACCCCGCCGCCACAATGCGCCGTTTTGCCAAAATGAGGGCGATGAAACCTCTGGCCAGTGAGCATGCTCCGTGAACCTGTTGCCTCAACCACTTTCCTTAGTCTGCGCCGCACACCAGCGGCGCGCGGGATGAGCAGCTTCGGATTACCCGTTTCGGGCGGGGAGTTTTCCACCCCGCCCGAAACAACACTGGCCAGTCAAGGTATAGACAAGGATTGACTTCCCCCTGTTGAGAGTTGTGATGGACAGCTTCCTTCCGGGGGACCGCCTCTCCAAGGGCTGTTCATCTCCTTGGGTCCTTGGAGAGGCAACCGTTTCCGCTTCTGGTTATGCCCCGAAGCGGACCGCCCCTCCTTCAGGTGGGAAATATTCTGCCCATCTGGGAGGGGCAACCCTGTTCCCACTTTGATTACTGGCGGGACGGAAAATGACCGCCAGAAACAAAAAAGCCCGGCATTTAAGCCGGGCCAAGTGATGCGCAACGTGTGTGTGATGTACGCTTCGGCTGCTTACCTGACCTCTACCCCTTTTTAGCGGCAGTTCTCACAAGAGACGCGAATGGGAGTGATGCTGCTGAAGGCGTATTTTGAGACATCTTCAATTGAAACACTGGTCAGACCGCGTTGAGCGCCCGCCTTCCCCACCAATCCAATATCGCGAACTACCATTACAACTAAGCAAACGGCAATAATCGTCAGAACCAGTTTCGTGTAGCGGTCCGTCATTTTTAGCCTCCAATATCAGGGAGCCAATGTTGTTTGGGTCAATATCCGCAGGAGACCTTGCTCCTTGATCGCCTGCGCCTTTGCCATTGTGGTGAAGTGATAGAGGATCATGAACTAACCAAACCTAATAACGTCCTCCGGGGCTGCCTATATTGGTTTGCCGTCTTTGTCCAAATTCAAACTGAGAATTGCAGGATCGGCAATCGTACCGATCCTGTCCTGGCGCAGTTACAAAATCAAATTGGAGAATAGCTATATGTCCCTTGCTATAGCAATTCGGACACGCGCGATGAATTGGTTCGCCGTTGGCTTCCGATGCTTTCAGTTGATAAGCGAACGTGCTTCCTCCGAAATCTTTCAGTTCATAGCGTTGAAGGCGGCTTCGCTCTGCTTTGAGTGTAGCCACTTCGCTTTCAAGATCACTTATTTGACGCAAAAGCGCCGAGCGCTCGTCCTGAGCCGCAAAGGCGCTATTGTTGGCTTCAATGATCTTGGCTTGGAATTCAATGAGTTTGGACTGAAACGCCGTCGCATCGCGCAGACCTATCATCGCCTGCGCGATGTCGTTAGCGCCCTTGAGAGCGCTTAAGGCTCCGGCGATAGCAGACATATCAACCATTTCGTTTCCTCCGGCGATTGTACGGCACCTTTGGACCATACAAAGCCCTGAACCACATTGCGAGGCGCTGGCTTGTTTGTCCCCCATGCATGCCGCCCGCGGGGCGCGGCGTTCGGCTTGCCTGCCCCCAGGGTGCCGTGGACAAAGTACCATCCTTCTTGCGCTCCCTTAGCGTTTGTTTTGTAATTGAGGCTTATGACACGCCATCCGACCTCAATGCCCGACTTGTCCTCCGCCGTAATCGCCCGATTGCAGCGCCGCCACGCTGCGGGCACGTCCCTGACCGCATTGGCCACTGAGCTCGGCATCGCGAAAGCCACGCTCCGGAAGCGCTTGCTGGCGCTGCCTGCCACCTCCGGCGGGCTGGAGCCACCTAAAACCAAGCCTCCGAGCTCGGCACGCATGCCGCATCGCCTGCGCTCGCTGCCACCGCGTCCTGCGGAGCCGGAGCGCAGCAAGAACGCGCTGCGGGCTGAGTTGGCGGAAGCCCTCGCTCGCACCGCGAGGCTATAAAAAACAAAGAATGCAGTCCTAGGCGCGTGTCGGCCTTGATATACGCGCTTTTGACGGAGGGGAGTTTTGGTGGTGCGTTACATTAGTAACGGCGTCCCTCGTTTGGTCAGTCCCGGCAGAGTGCTGATGCACAACCATGTGCGGCACACAGTTGAAATGCCGGTTGACGTCAATGGCTTCCGCGCTTGGACGGACATCCGTCCGCCGCTTAATGTTGTGAAGTGCAAATGCGGTTGGTCGGGACTGCCGCATTACCGCCTGTCGGCCCGCAAACAAAAAGGGCTAACGGCCAAGCAACGTGCGCGCCTTGACGCAAGCGACCGCTGGCGAGCCCGGCTGCTATAAGCTAGAGGGTTTTCCCCCGCCGTAACGCAAGTGAGCCGCCAGGGAGCGACCCTGACGGCTCGATGCCTTTACCTTGACTTGAAAGGCGCGGGACGCTGATCTCGGGACAATTGATCTCGGGTCACAGGTCCTATGGATATGGACGCGGGACGCTGGATACTTGGTCGCTGGATGCTGGTCGCTGGCCTTGTCGATTAGCTAGTTCGACACCGCATGATGATCCGATCAGCGGTAAATTCAATTCACGAATTGTGAACTTGGAGCGCGCGCCCTGGGTGACGATTACCTTATCCAGCTTTCTTCTAATCAACCGTGGCGGCAGCGCGAATAGCCTCTCGACA